GTACCCTCGCCCATTAACGCTTCATACAACTGGCCCGGATTGTATAAACCTTTCGCACACCAAAAAGTTACATCGTCTTTCTTAACCATGCACCGCCGGTCGTTCTGTTTTAACGAGCAGGGTACGGGCAAAACTGGTTCAGTGATTTGGGCATCGGACTACCTACTGTCAAAGGGCATCATCAAGCGGGTACTGGTGATCTGCCCACTGTCTATCATGGAGTCGGCATGGCGCAATGACTTGTTCAAGTTCGCTATGCACCGCAGGGTGGACACTGCCTACGGCAAGCCCGAGAAGCGCAAGGAGATTATTGCAGGGGATGCTGAGTACGTCATCATCAACTATGACGGGGTAGAGATTGTCGCCAACAACATCATCAAGGGCGGCTTTGACCTCATTGTTGTTGACGAGGCTAACGCCTATAAAAACCCCTCTACAAAACGTTGGAAGGTGCTCAACAACCTGATGAAGCCGCACACATGGCTATGGATGCTGACAGGTACACCCGCATCGCAGTCACCACTGGATGCCTACGGGATTGCCAAGCTAGTGAACCCTGAAGGGTTGCCACGTTTCTTTGGTGGGTTTCGTGATCAGGTCATGCACAAGATCAGTCAGTTTAAATGGGTGCCTAAGTTAGAATCAGAGCAAGTTGTTCATAAGGCATTACAACCCGCAATACGTTTTACAAAAGAGCAATGCTTGGACTTACCTGAGATGACTTACGTAACGCGAGACGTACCACTTACTGCACAGCAAGAGAAGTACTATGAGCTACTGCGCAAGCGTCTTATCGTACAAGCGGCGGGTGAAGAGATTACTACAGTCAATGCCGCTGCTAACTTGAACAAGCTCCTACAATTATCTGGTGGTGCGGTGTATTCCGATACAGGTGAAGTGATCCATTTCGATGCAAGCAATCGACTGGCAGTGTTACGTGAAGTGATTGAAGAGTCTAGCCACAAGGTGCTAGTGTTTGTGCCCTACAGACATGCCATCGAAGTGGTTGCAGACGATTTACGTAAGCACGGGTACCCGACAGCCATCATTCATGGTGGTGTGTCGGTGGGGAAACGTTCAGAAATTTTTGAGCGTTTTCAAACGAAAGATGACCTACAAGTACTGGTCATCCAACCACAAGCGGCCTCGCACGGGGTAACTCTGCATGCCGCCAACACTATCGTCTACTGGAGTCCAGTGATGTCAGTCGAGACCTATCTTCAAGCTAATGCGCGTGTTCACCGAGCGGGGCAAAAGAATCCCTCAGTGGTGGTGCACTTGCAAGGCAGTGGGGTAGAACGAAGGATGTACAAAATGCTAGAAAATAAGGTAGACATTCACAATCGCATGATTGACTTATACGGGGAAATACTTAGATAAAAAACTCTTGACAATGTAAAGTTTTACGTTATTATCCATACATAAACAAAAGGAGAGAGCTATGACCGAGACAATATCGGTTGATAAACTCGTCGCCGTCTACATCAAGATGCGCGACAAACGTGCCGAAATTCTACGTAACTACGAAGAAGCTGACAGCGCGGTGAAGACACAGATGGAAGTTGTGGAGACCAAGTTATTGGATATCTGCAAGGAGATCGGTGTTGATCGTCTTGGTAGCACTCACGGTACGGTAATGCGTACTGTGAAAACCCGCTATTGGACAAGCGACTGGGAATCAATGCACAAGTTTGTCTTGGAAAACAAGATGCCCGAACTGCTTGAACGCCGTATCAGTCAGACCACCATGAAGCAACTGTTGGAAGAGAACCCCGAGCTTATGCCTTTGGGTTTGAACACTGACAGCAAATACAGTGTAACTATAAGGAGAACCACAAGTGGAACTTGAACAATCATTGACTGTGCCAGAAGTGGCAAAACTGTTGCGGATGTCACGCCAGACAATCTACAACATGGTCAAGACGGGGGATATCCCTCATTTTAGAGTAGGCAACAAAGTGCGTTTCAATCGCGCAGACCTTGATGCCTTAATGCAAACCAAAACTGTAACAACCGGAGTATCCAAATGAGCGAAATGACACTGTTTTCTAAGGGCTGCAACACACTACCTGCCCACTTAAAGAACTTACAATTAGACGCAACCACAAAAGCCTTGATGGGCGGCAGTGGTAACGGCGGGGGTAAACGTATCTCCATTCGCGGCAACGTGTTCCGCATGATGGTCGATGGAAAAGAAATTGCACAGAACGAAGACCGTGCGATGCCTATCATCATTGCGGCGGCAAACGCTAACGTATCGAGAACCTACTATGCAGGAACCTACCAAGAAGGCCAAGCAATGGCACCCGCTTGTTGGTCAAACGATGGTGTCACCCCCGACATCAAATCTGATCAACCACAATCAAGCAAGTGCGCCTCATGCCCACAGAACATCAAAGGTTCTGGACAAGGTGACTCCCGCGCATGCCGATTCAGTCAACGCCTTGCCGTCCTCTTGGAAAACGATATTCGTGGAGACATTTATCAACTGACTCTCCCTGCGCAATCTATCTTTGGTGCGGCTGAGAATGGCAAGATGCCTTTGCAATCATATGCAAAGTTTTTGGGTAGTCATGGTTTGCCCGTCACGGCTGTTGTCACTGAGATGCGTTTTGATACTGCAAGCGCAACACCACGTTTGACTTTTAAGGCAATTCGCCCATTGACCGAAGAAGAATTGTCGATGGCACAAGAGAAGGGTCAGTCTACGGAAGCTAAACTTGCTATCGCCGCAACTGCCGCGCAAACGGATGGGGCTACAAAAGCGGAATTCATACGCCCTGCCGCAGAGGAAGTTCCCAAAGCGGAACCCAAGGTACAGGCTGAAGCTGTAGAAACAGCAGAACCTATAAAGCGCACCAAGAAAGCCGCACCAAAAGATGTGGCTGATATCTTGGACGATTGGGCTGAAGAGTAATTGAATCGGGGCGGCACTGGGAAGCGGCTAGACGCTGTGGGACACGTTCCCTCTTTAAGTGCCCTTTAAGTCGCCCCACCTCAAAGGAGAGTGACATGCAACAAGAACTTTTCCCGAGTGAGCCAAGCCCAAACCCGGGTTTGGCGCGTAACACTGACCCCGAGACGAGCCATGAAGCCGCCGAGTCATTTGACACTACCGAGTTGGAACGCATTGTTTACGAAGTCATCAAGCAGTTTCCCAATGGATGTATTGGGGATGATGTCGTAAAGATGTTGCCCGAGTTTGGTATTCAAACAATAAGCCCCCGCTACGCGCCTTTGATCCGTAAGGGTTGGGTTGCCGATACAGGCGAAAAAAGAAAAGCCCGTTCTGGTCGTAATCAGCGCGTGATGAAGGTATTGAGCAGAGAAGAATATGAACAACAGAGGCTATTCCCGTAAGTTTGTTGATGCAAACAATAAGGCAGACCCATTCCATGTGGGTGTGCAACTTGGACGCATTTGCATTCAACGTGACATTCCAGTACAGGATGTAGCCGAACACTTAGACGTATCACGTCAGGCCATTTACATGTGGTTCTTGGGGAAAGCACTGCCACACCCGAGCAAGCGCAAAGTATTATGGGAACTGCTTGATCGCCTAGCGGCTAACGCTGTAACTTGATCCCGCGCCCACGGTCTATCGCCAGTAGACCGGAAGGCTTACCTGTCTGTAAAAGAGAAAATAATGACAACACGGAACCCTTTTTTCAACTCTGTACTTGCCTCTGAAGGTTTGTACTGTGTAGTTGGGCTAAAGAAAGGTGCGCCGAGGCAGACTTTTGTAGAAACGATTGATGAGATTGATGGAGTCGTAGATGGGCTTATTTCACAGGGGTTTGACGCATACTTTGGATGCGCTAAATATCTTTTGGAAAACGAAGGTCGCACAGCAAAAAACGCAAAATGGTTTAAGGCTTTTTGGCTTGACCTAGATTGTGGTGAAAACAAACCATACGATTCGCAAGCATCCGCATTGGATGCGCTCAGAATATTTGTTAAAACAACAGGGTTACCTCGACCCACTATCGTTAACTCAGGACGTGGCGTACACGTTTATTGGGCGCTGAAGGAGACCATCGGTTATAACGATTGGAAACCAACAGCCGAAGCATTGAAGAAATTCTGTGCCTCATACAATCTGCTTGCTGACCCTTCCGTCACAGCAGACGCCGCTAGGATTTTACGCATCCCCGAAACGCTAAACTTTAAGACCAACCCGCCCAAGCCAGTGAACATACTGGTTGAGTCGCAGCCCGTAGAGTTCTCACGTTTCAAGATGTTGATAGGTGTAGAAGAGGAAGACGATGAGCCGAAAGGTTTGTTTGGTTCTGATTCACCACCACGCCGCCCAATAGATGCAACGACCCGCGCTTTGATGGGTAACAGCGTTTCACGTTTTGCGACAATCATGCGCAAGAGTGTTGAGGGTGATGGGTGCGCACAACTACTGCGTATATACAAAGAGCAAGAGTCTGTTGAGGAACCGCTATGGAGAGCGGGTCTGTCTATTGCCATTAACTGCGAAGACGGTGAGAAAGCGATTCACAAGATCAGCAATCAGCACCCCGAATACGACCCACAAGAAACGTTCAACAAGGCGCATGCTTTGTTGGAGAAGCCATACAAGTGCGCTACGTTCTCAAGCATCAACTCTGCGCCCTGCCAAGACTGCCCACACAAAGGCAAGATTACTTCTCCAATTCAGATTGGTTCACGTATTGCCGAAGCCAAGGCAGAAGATAACATCGTTGTCATGCGTAACGCCATACTGGAGGAAGAAGTTACCGTTGAAATACCTGACTACCCGTACCCATATTTTCGTGGCAAGAACGGCGGTGTGTACAAGCGGGGTTGGGGCAAAGACGAGAAGGGTGAGGACAAGAAGGATGAGTTGATCTACGAGTACGACTTCTATGTCGTCAAGAGGTTGAATGATCCTGACACTGGAGAATCTTTATGGATGCGTCTGCACATGCCCAAGGACGGGATCCGTGAATTCTCTGCGCCACTATCGAGCATTTTATCTAAGGACAAACTGCGGGAAATTCTTGCCTACCAAGGCGTTACCGCATACAACAAAAGACTGGATTTACTTATGGGATACATCACCAAGTGGGTGCAAGAACTTCAGCACCTGTCAGAGGCAGAAAAGGCACGGCAACAATTTGGTTGGCATGAAAACGATACCAAGTTCATCTTGGGTAACCGCGAGATCACGGCAGAGGGGGTGAACTACAGCCCGTCATCAAACGCCACTGCGGAGATTGCAAACTACTACACCAAGAAGGGCACGATTGCTGAGTGGAAGAAAGTTGCCAACATCTATGGAGCACCGGGGAATGAGGTACGTGCGTTCACTTTGTTTGCGGGGTTTGGTTCAGCGTTGTTCAAGTTCACAAAACTCAACGGCGCAATCATTCACCTGACAAACAACGGCTCCGGTGTAGGCAAGACAACCATCCAGTACATGGTCAATAGCATCTGGGGTAGGCCCGTTGAACCATTGATGAATCAAGATGACAAGTACTTGGCACGTATACACCGTATATCCGTGCTTGGCAATCTGCCGGGGACTATTGACGAACTGACCAACATGGTTGACGAGGAAGTCAGTGCGGTGGCTTATGCCATCACGCATGGGCGGGGCCGCAACCGCATGCAGTCGCAGACCAATGCTGAACGTAGCAACATGTTGCGCTGGTATCTAATCGCAATCACGTCA